GATATTTCCCAGAGCATTTCTAAGTATTTATATGTTTCTGCTCTACTATACGGTTATGTGGTTTATGGATTTGCCTGATCCTTCTTTTGAACAATCAGGACTTATTTCTATTGTTGTAGGTAGCGGAGCCGCTTGGTTTGGGCTTTATGCCGGAACGAGCAATTCAAGCAAAAAGTTTAAAGGCGAAACTTAATGCAACAGGTATTGAGTCTTATTGCTGAAGTTGGCTTTCCTATCGCCATGGCAATTATCTGTGGCTTCTTTATTTTTTTAACCATCAAATACATACTGGAAAGTGTTGTCGGTCAGGTGGATGGAATCCATATTATTGTTCAGGGCCTAGACAACCGGGTGAAGACGATGAACCACGATATGGTCAGGATGGATGCAACCATGTGCAGTGTTCTTGGCATTCGCCCCGATTTGGAAAGGTTGGCTAGAGCAGACGGGAAGAAAGATGCCAGACGGGATTAATGAACGCAGCAGCGGGAATAGCCCAAGCCATAAGCGATTACGGGTTTCCGATTGTTGCCGTAGTAGGATTACTTTACATGGTTTACTACATTTGGGGATTCATCACCAAGAAAATCAAAAAGAAACTGGCGGAAAGCAATAAAACTTTAGTGGCTCTTATTGACAGAATCAGAATGTTGGACAACGATATAATAAGATTACAACAAAAACTAGATACAGTTATTGAGTTAAGAGATGCAAAAAAGATGGGTAAAAATAAGGACTACGATTCGTAATTGTTTCGTATTTGCTTTGGTTTTTGTTGCGTTCAACGCTTTTTCAGACCAATTGGTGCACAAGTTCGGCAGTCCCAGTTTCAATGCACAAAACCAGTCTGCCCATTACCTGACCATTGACGAGCAGGAAAGAACCAGAGCAGAAAAAGCTGCATCTGACATACAGGATGCATTGGACGAAGCGGAACGAGAAGCAGATAATACAGTGCTTGCCAAATTCATCCGCAATCTGGAATCAAGGATTTATTCAACGCTGGCAAAGGACATATCCGAGTCCTTATTCAACTACAGTGGCATTCCCACAATAGACAATCCGATAGCCGGGGAAATAAACCTAGAGGGCAACATATTAAAATGGATCAATGATGGAACCACGATAACCCTTATCATTGAAGAATGGTTTGATGGAATTATTGTTTCAACAACAGAGATTATTATTCCGGTAGGAAGTTTTGGGGGTTGTTGGGTAGACTGTGACGGATGAAACTGCTACTTGTCATGGCGGTTGTTTTTCTTAATGGCTGTGCGGCTATTGCCTTTAACTCCAATCATAATAATTGTTTAGAACCCTTCTTTCTTTGTCAGCAGGGTCCACAGATAGTACCCACTGCCGCGACCCAACTATTAAATCTGCCACCACCAAATACCAAAGCGGTAGTTGCTGTATATGCCTTCCCTGATTTAACAGGGCAAAGAAAATCCCAAGACAACCTCGCCAGTTTCAGCACCGCAGTTACCCAAGGCGGTGTCGATATTCTGATAGAAGCATTAAGGGATGCAGGCAGGGGCAACTGGTTTGTGGTAGTGGAAAGAGCAGGTTTGGATAGCCTGACCAGAGAAAGACAACTGATTAAAAACACCCGGCAGACCTACGCAGGAGAAGGCGAGAATATTCTCAAGCCACTACTTTATGCAGGCTTGATCCTTGAAGGGGGGATTGTTTCTTACGACACTAATATCAGGACAGGGGGAACAGGAGCCAGATACTTGGGCATAGGAGCCAAGAACCAGTACCGGGAAGATAAAGTAACGGTGGTTATCAGGGCAGTATTGGTACAGACAGGGGAAGTGCTGCTCAATGTCACCTCTACAAAAACCATATTATCCACAGGCAGAGGCACGGATTTGTTTCGTTTTTATGAATTGGGAACACAGCTAGCTGAATACGAAAGTGGCAGTACGGAAAACGAACCCATAGGCCATGCAGTCAGGACAGCCATAGAAGCTGCGGTGTATGGTCTGGTTGTCCAGGGACTTGAAAAACAGGTCTGGGACTTCAACTATGCTACACTTATGAGGGGAACCGATGATGAAGATATTTCTTAGTATATTTATACTGTTTGTTTCGGCTATTGCCTTTGCGGGCAATAACGATATTTATATCACGCAGACTGGCACAGGATTAACTTTGACGATTGACCAGATTGGGGCATCCAATAAGGTTGGTACTTCCCAAGCAAGGGTCATTCTAAGCGGAACCTCTATGACCGTAGACCTAGACCAGATTGGCGACACCAATACAATAGCTGCCAGTATCCTGCAAGGAAATTCTTCCAGTTGGACCTACAAGGCAACAGGAGACAGCAATGTTGGAACATTTGCGGTGGGAGCTACTGGCGATGTAGCCTCTACGGATTTCGATTTTGAGGCAACGGGTGATTCCAACGTGCTTACCTTTACCCAAGGCGACTCGGCAACAGCAACAACGGGTGATCAGGACTTTGCCATTACAGGAACTTCCAACGATATAAACGTCAAGTGCAATGTCATAGGCTGTACCAATAGTTGGACTGTTTCTGGAAACTCCAATGACATAGATACCCTGCAATCAGGCAGACAGGATCACGATATTACGGTTGTTCTTACTGGAAGCTCTAACAATATAGATGTAGACCAAACCGATACAGCGAGTACCAATGTTGCCAATATAATCTCAACAACAACCAGTGGCGTTATTGATGTAGACCAATGTGCAAGTGGCTGTTAATCTTACTGGTAGGATCACTTAACGCAGCAGAAATTGGGGAGATCTCCGAGCTGAGAGGCATAGGCGAGATCACCAGAAAAGATTCCAGTACCTCACATTTGGCTGAATTGGCTTCCAATATATTTTCCTTTGATGATGTCCGTACAGGGAATGGGCGTATGGCAATCCAGTTCTTGGATTCTTCCATCTTGAAACTGACCGAACATTCCAAGGTCGTTATTGACGAATACATCTACGATCCTGATCCAAGCAAGACCAAACTGGCCCTGAACATGGCATCAGGCACGGCTCGTTTTATCACTGGTGCATTGGGCAGGATAAACAATAACAATATTCTTATCAGGACTCCGAGTGCCACGATTGCGATAAGAGGAACCGATTTCACTACCACAGTCGATGAATTGGGAAGAAGCCTGATTATCCTGCTGCCTAATCCAGATGGTACTTCCTCTGGCGAGATTGCAGTGGAAACATGGTCAGGCACCGAGATACTCAACAAGCCTTTTCAGGCGACAATGGTGTCCACCTTTGAATCAAGGCCGACCAAAGCGGTAGTGCTTGGCAATATAACACTAGGGATGATAGACAATATGCTCATCATCAACAAACCACCTGCTATTGTGCAGGCTATAGCAGAACAGAAAGGGGTGGCAAAAACGGAACTGGACAAGGATTTTTTTGAAGATGCTCCAGACTTGGATAAGGATTTCTTGGAAACGGAAGAAGAAATAAACCGATTGGACATAGATTTGTTGAGCTTTGATTTCCTTGTGGATCTATTGGCTATAGTATCAGCAGGAGCCAAGAAGAAAACCGCAGCAGGTGGAGAATTGCAGGGTGTGGAATTGAGGGGCATCATTCCAGGCTTTGATCCCAACTACCAGACTTATACTTTTGTAGAGGGAGCGTATCTGTATTTTGTGCATCAGGGAAACAACACTTTTGATATTGCTTTGGATAGATATGCTTCTGCTTATCTTAGTATAGACACAGCAGGAATTTTTATGGAGATAGAGGTAAATGGTGCAGGCGATAACACTATTATTATTTTTCAGTCTCCTTAGTTTCAATGTGTCAGGCAACAACCTGATTACCATTCAAACCAAGGGAACCGGGACCACAATAACGACCAAGCAGGTAGGCAGCAGCAATACCACAGGTATTTATTGTGGTCTGGGCAGTTTTGACAGCTCTCTGGTCAATACCCACAACTGCGACAATGCCACCATTACTGCCACCGTGACCGGGATTTCCAATATCGTTTATTCACAATCGGTGTGGTCAAACCACGATGGACAAAAATGGATTACCACAGTAATTGGCAATGATAACTATGCAGTTATCGACATGGACGAAGACGACAATACCTCTAGGATTACTCAAACCGGCAATGACAATGATGCGTGGATATTGGGATCAGGGGACAATAATGTCTACAAGATTGAGCAGACTGGCGATGATATGTATGCCAAGATTATTTCGTGGGCGGACGACTCTGACATCTGGATTACCCAAGAGGGCAGTGGAGATCATAATGCCTATGTTTATAATTCAATTTATGCTGATAACAATTCCACCAGACTGATCCAGAAAGGATCGGGAAACAAGGATGCAGACATATTCTGGTACAGTGGTTCCGATGATGGCGATGTTACGCTAACCCAGCAGGGAAACGGCTCCCATACTTCGCTTATAAAATTCTATACCGATGACTACGATGTGACCGTGGTACAGAAAGGTGCCACCAATAAATCCTATAGTGCAACTTTTAATTGCACCAGCAACTGCGACAAGACCATAAGCATCACCCAGAGTGACTAAAAAGCGTAACCTGCTTTTTTCTTTTGCTCTGCTGGTTTTGCTCAGTGTTCCTTTGCTGTTTGATGCGACCGCGTTGCAGGTACTCAGGCTCAAGACATTTGATGTGTTCGTCAACGAACAAAGCCCTTCCGGTAATTTTGTGGTGCTTAACATCACTGAAGAAGATGTAGCCAGAGAGGGCGGCTGGCCGTTTCCAAGAACAAGGCTGGCAGAAATTCAAGAAGAACTGATAGCCAAGGGCGTGCTGGGAGTGGGTTGGGTTATCCTGTTTCCCCAGGCGGATCGTTTGGGCGGCGATGCTGCGTTTGCAGAAGCCCTTGCCAAGATTCCGTCTGTTATTGCGATGCCGGAATACGACAATGGTATTTTCCCAGAAACGCATGGCACTGTCGTTTTGGGACCTGAACTTGTTAACTCAATAGAAGCCAAGGGTTTTTTGGAAAATATACCCATCCTGAGAGACGCAGCAGAGCAAGGGGCGATTACGGCCAATGTGGATGTGGATAATCTGTTGAGAAGGATGCCCTTGCTGTTGATAACGCCTGATGGCTGGGTTGCTTCTTTTGCCACCCAAGTATTAAAAGTGCTGACTGGCACAGACACATATCAGATTAAAACCAATGTAAACGGCATTGAAGCGGTGAGAGTTCGACAATTACCACCGATAAACACGGACAGCTTGGGCAGAAAATGGGTATCTTGGGTGAAAACTCAGGAAACTGATCTGGCAGAAATGAACGTGCAGGATAAATTTGTTTTTATTGGGGTGACTGCCAAGGGCGTAATGCCACAGATTGCGACACCGGCAGGCTTGCTGGAACCGCACAAGATTCAGGCTGCTCTGGCGGAAAGTCTTTTAATTCAGAACAGTCCCATGATTCCAGACTACAGGTTGGCTTTAGAAGTGCTGTTATTGTTGCTGCTGGGATTGCTTGTAGCGATTCTGAGCAATTATCTTGGGATCACATGGGGCATTACTTTGATTGGGGCTGTGTGGGCTGGTACAGCTTATTTTGGAATATGGACAATTCAGCAGGGAATCCTTATTGATGTTACCTATTCCCTTGTTTCCAGTTTTTTTATTGCCAGTACAAATTTTTATCTTAATTTCAGGACCCAATACAAGCTAAGACAACAGATCAAGAAACAGTTTGAACATTATCTGGACCCAAGGCAGGTGAAGAAATTGCAGGAAAACCCGAACCTGTTGAAGCTGGAAGGGGAACGGAAGATGGCGACCTTTCTTTTCACCGATGTCAGGGGCTTTACTTCCATGTCGGAGAAGCTGAACCCAGAACAAGTCACTGAAATCATTAATATCGTCCTGACTCAGCAGGTTTTGGCCGTGCAAAAATATGGCGGCATGGTAGATAAATTTATCGGGGATGCAATGATGGCTATATTCAATGCCCCTATTGACCTGTCCGACCATCCAAACAGTGCAATTAGTGCAGGTATAGAGATAATAAAGAACATGAAAATAGCCAACGAAGAACTAAAAGACCGTGGCATCAACCAGCAGATAAAGATAGGCATTGGCATCAATACAGGCGAGGCGGTCATCGGCAATATGGGCAGCGATACCCGATTTGACTACTCGGCAATAGGCGATGCAGTCAATCTGGCTGCACGTTTGGAGTCAGCAACCAAGGAAGTTGGAGTGAATATTTTGGTCGGTCATGCTACGATAGAACGATCTTATTATTCTTTTATGGAGCTAGAGCCTATAAAGGTAAAAGGAAAACAGGATGAAATAAAAATCTATACTTTGGAAAATGAAGGAGGCTATTATGGCTATAGGTTTAAGTAAGTGGTTCAAGGCAACTTTTCTTGGAATTGAAGAAAAAACTGTTCGTGCCAAAAATAAAAAAGGGAAATATGTCGGTGACGACAAGTCCACTCCAAATGTCAATGAGGCCTACACCACTGTCAATGTCCGTAAAGACAAGCTAAAACCAGCACAAAAAAGAAGGCTTAAAAGACGCGGGATTAAATGAAGCTCGCTATTTTTCTTGGAATTGCACTATTGCTGGTGGTCTCTGCATTTGCTGGCTATCGCATGATCATGGTAGCAACGATAGAGAAACTGGAAATTGAATTGCAGACTGCGATCAATAATCAGCAGGTTCTGGAAAATACTATTCAAACGCAGAATGACCAGATCGTCAAAGCCTTGGAAACTGCCAAGAAAACCCAGCAACAAATCCAGAGCCTGAACACACGCTACAGTGAGTCTCAGGCACAAGTAACGAACTTGAGAAACAAGTTTGCCAAGCATAATCTGGAAGGGATGGCTTTGGCAAAGCCTGCATTGTTGGAGGGCAAGATCAATAAAGCCACTATCAGGGTGTTAGACAATTTAACTGTAGTAACCAATCCAGACCAATTTGATGAAGATTTTAATAATACTGATAGCACTGCTGTCAATTAATGGCTGTACTTCACTTTCTCTTTTTGGAGAAAGAAGGGCGAAAGCCATGGTCCCTGAAACAAAACCAGTGGAAGTTATAACCGTTGCACGAACCGCGCCTATTTATCATCCTCCATTGCCGGAAGCAATTGAGTCAGCATCCTTGGAATGGCGGATACTTTCTCCTGATATAATGCAGCAGTACCTGAACAGTTTAGAAACGGGCGATGAACCAAGGATCGCGTATTATGGGCTGACTTCCCAGGGTTATGAGAACTTATCCATGACCATGGGCGAAATTACCCGATATTTGGAGCAGATCCTGCATATTGTAGGTTATTATAGGGAATTGGACAAAAACGAGGAAGAAGAAGAGAAATAATGCCCCTGACAAAATACAACTTCAAGCCCGGAATTGATCGAGAAGGAACCGATTTCAGTAATGAGGGCGGCTGGTTTGATGTCAATTTGGTCCGTTTCAGAAAGAGTTTTCCAGAAAAAATAGGCGGTTGGATCAAGGAACAGATTTCAACTTATCTGGGAATAGGCCGTGCTTTGCATGCATGGGTAGCCCTTGGGGGCACTAAATATTTAGGGCTGGGAACCACTTTAAAATATTATGTCAAAGATGGAAGCAGCTTTTATGATGTGACACCTATCAGAGAAACTACTGCTGCCGGTGATGTTACTTTCGCCGCTGTAGATGGCGATGCTACTTTAACTATCACTGATGCTTCCCACGGTGCAAATCAAAATGATTTTGTCACTTACAGTGGGGCGGCGAGTTTAGGGGGTTTGATTACAGCCAATGTATTAAATCAAGAATACCAGATTGCTGCCGTACCAACTGCCAATACTTATACCATTGAAGCCAAAGATACCGATGGCGATGAAGTGACTGCAAACAGCAGTGACAGCGGCAATGGTGGCAGTAGTACCGTGGGTGCATACCAAATCAATGTGGGCTTGGATGAATATGTTGCAGGATCAGGCTACGGAGCAGGCACATGGGGGGCTGGTGCTTTTGGCGCTGCCTCGGCTCTTGCTGTCAGCAATCAATTAAGGCTTTGGACACACGACAATTTTGGCGAAGATTTGCTTATCAATCCAAGAGCAGGCGGTATTTATTATTGGACAGAGAACAGCGGAACCAGTGTCAGAGCCAAGAGCCTAAGCGATTTAAGCGGAGCTAATTTGCCTCCCCTCTATGCGCTTCAGGTTATTGTCAGTGACATTGACCGCCATGTTCTTGCCTTGGGTTCCGATCCGCTCAATGCAGCGGGCGATGCACGCACAGGTGTGCTTGATCCAATGTTTATCTGTTGGTGTGATCAGGAAGTGGTCACAGAATGGGAGCCTAGATACACCAATACAGCCGGATCATTACGACTTTCAGCAGGCTCCCAGATTGTTGGCGGTCTGCGTTCACGGCAGGAAACATTGGTTTGGACCGATGATGCACTTTACAGTTTGCAATTTATTGGGCCTCCTTATACTTTTGGTGCCAATTTGATCAATCAGGGGGTGGGACTGATGGCTCCCAAAGCTGCGATCAATGCACCTCCGGGCGTTTTTTGGATGGACCGTTCCGGTTTTTATATATATACCGGTTCTGTTTCCAGGGTTCCTTGTGGTGTACACAGTTATGTTTTTGGGGACATCAATCAGGGTCAGTCTTTTAAGGTTTTTGCTTTCCTCAACCGGCAATTCAATGAAGTCGGTTGGTATTATCCCTCCAGCAGTTCCACGGAAATCGACCGTTTTGTAATCTATAATTATCAAGAGCAAGTTTGGACCTATGGCATTTTGACCCGATATGCGTGGCTTGATGAAGGGGTACAGCCTTTTCCCCGGGCTACGGGCACCGACACTTATAATTATATCTACAAACATGAAACCGGCAATGATGCTGATGGTTCACCAATGGATAATGTGTATATTGAAACCAGTGACTTTACTTTGGACCAAAGCGGTAATAATTTTACTTCTGTGTATCAAGCCATTCCGGACATCCTGTTTACCGGGGACGGCGGTTCGGATCAGGTTATCAATTTTGTGTTAAAAATGAGAAACTATCCAAATGAAACTTTGTCCACAAAAAGTACCAGTACAGTGACTGCCAGCACCACCAAACTCAATTTGCGGGGACGTGCGCGACAGGTCGTAGTCCGGCTGGAATCGGATGACGATGCTGACACAGCAGCAAGACTTGGAGTAGGCTGGCGCTTGGGCTCAATGCGGCTTAATACCAGACCGGATGGAAGAAGATAATGGCAAGATTGCTTGAAACCCGTTTGCCCTTGGCCAATGGCCGTGTGGAACCGGAGCTGTATAACCGTATGGTGCGTATTCTGGAATTGAGTTTTGAGGGTTTTGACCCGACCGCAACCTACCAATATACCGATACAACACGGGACCAGAACCTGTTTAACCGGGGTGATGTCATTTGGAACCTGACAGAACTGGCGCTTCAGGTGTATGATGGTGCTGAGTGGCAGACATTATATGCCCCTTCTGGAAAAGGAGTAGGTGCTACGGGAGAACTGGGAACAATAACTGTGCAAGCAAGCGGCTCAACCACGGTGTACATAACGTAATGAAGAAAAGAAAGAAGCATAAACAAAAACTATATAAATACAACAAGGGTGGCATTGTCAAAGAAGAAATAGCTAGAGGGTGTGGCAAAATAATGGGCGACCGCAGAAAAGTAACCAAATATAATTAATATTTAAGGAGGCTAGTATGGCTATAGGTTTAAGCAAATGGTTCAAGG